CGTTCGCTGCCTTGCCTGCCTCGACCACGCCCTCGACGCCCTGGACCACGAGTCCGAGGCCGGGCGTGAGCCGGGCGCTCGCGAGTGTCAGGTCCCACAGGCTGACGCCCGCGTCATCGGTTGCCCCGACCGCGTTGTTCGCCGCCGCGATGAAGTCGTTGATCCCCTTAATGCCGAGCCCGAGCCCGGTGATGAAGTCGGAGAGGACATCCGCGGCGCCGTCGATCGCCTGCGTCACGCCACCAGCGCCACCGAAGGCGCCGCTCGCATCGTCGAGCGCATTGAGGAGCGCGTAGCCGATCTTCTCCTTCGCCTCGTTGGCGGCGACGGATACGCGGTTCAGCTTGCCCTGGTAGGTCTCGGCGGCAGCGGATGCCTGCCCCGCGTAGCGCTCGGACAGGGCCGCGGTGATCTTGTCCATGTCCTTGCTCGCGATGATGTTCGCGTCGATGCCGGACTTGAGCCGGGTGATGGCCGAAAAATTATTGGCGTATCCAGCCGCTAGGGCCGCAGAAACCTCGGCGACGCTCTTGGAGGATCCGGCGCTGACGTCGAGTGCCAATTTGAGCGCTGACTGCGCGGTCGTGACGTCCTTGGTGACCGTCACGATCTGCTGGAGGGCCGGACGAAGGACGTCGTCGGCCGTGCCGGACGCCCGAGCGAGGCCGTCGATGAACTGCTCGACGCCCGTGGTGCGGAAGCCCTGCCCCACGTTGTCGAGGCTGACCGCGAGGGACTTCATGGCTGCCTCGTCAGCGAGCGCGCCAGAGACGGCGGAGCCGAAGAAGTCGGTTATCGCGGCGACGCTGAAGGTCGCTGCCATGACGCCGCCGAGGGCGGCCATCGACTTGCCGAGGCCGCCCATCGCACCGCTGGTGACGCCGGCCTGCCTGCTCATCCGGTCGAGCTCGGACTGCGCCTTGGCGATATCCCGGCCGTCGTACTTGCCGACGATGGAGACGACAATTGCCATTGCTACCCGCCTCCTAGTTCATTGAGGTGCCGCTGGACGGCCTCCTCGGCCTCCCTGACTGCCGCGTCGATCTCCGCGACGATCGTGTCCCTGCTGTCGTCGAATGCCTTCCAGATGCCTCGCGGCAGTGGGTAGTCGCCCATCATCTTGCCCACGAAGTTGCTGTCGGACTTTCCCTTGCCGGCCGTCTGGTAGATCACGCCCGCGGCATCGGCTGACGTGATCCCGATGTAGTTGCTGATGGCGACGCCGCGCTTGCGGTTGGCCGCCCTGGTGACCTTGATGTTCTTCCTGATCGAGGACGTGTTGAACCCGAAGTCGCGCCCGTCCTTCGCATGGATCCATCTGCCCCAGTTGGTCAGGGCGCTGCCCTCGGGGATGTCGGACCTGGCATCTGCGGCGACCTTGCCGGCGGCCTTCGTGATCCGCTTGGCGATGAGCTTGGACTGCTCCGGCTCGAACTTCTTGAGGAGCAGCATCGTCTCCTTGAGGTTCTTCACGACGAGCTCGGCCATCAGTGCCTGCCTCTCCTGCTCGCCTTCGCCTGCTCGTCGTTGCGGTGCTTGATGTATCGCAGCATCGTGTAGAGCATGCGCGGGGACTCGGCGAGCAGGAGGCTCGGCGCTATGCCCGTCTCGACGGCGAGGCCGGCGATGGTCCAGGTGGTGGCGCTTGTTCCAAAGGGGCGGGCTCCGTCGCCTTCGCTTCGATCTCGATCTCGGGCGGGGACTCCAGCCATGACTCGAACACGACGTCGGTGAGGCCTTGGCGCTTCATCGCGGAGTAGACGAGGAAGAGGTAGGTCGACACCATGCCGCGCTGGAGCTGCTCGATGACGGGCTTGTCGTACTTCATCTCGAATGCGACGTAGTCGGGGTGCGAGGCCGTGACATGGCTCTGCACCCCGGCTGCGTCGGTGAGCGAGAACGTGACCGGGTTGAGCATTGGATTCCTCTCGACGGGCATAAGCCCCCGAGGGGGCGCAGGGTTTCGGCAGAGCTACGCGGTGGCGCGGGTGACCGTGCCGGATGCCGGCCACGTGACGTCGAACGTCGCGAGGTCGCCGACGCTGGCCGCGATCGGGCTGTAGGAGTTCACGAGGAACGTGCCGGTGTAGGTCGGGTTTGTCGCCGACACGGTGCCGCTCGTCGGCTTAATGACGACCGTCGCAAGGCTGGACATGAGCGGGTAGAGGACGCTGTCAATCGCCCCAGCGCCGAAGTCGGAATGGAACGACAGCGTGATGCTCGCCTGCTTGAGGCCGCCGATGCGCGTGCGCCAGTCTGAGCCGAACGCGGTCGTCTCGACGTCATCGGACTCGATCGAGAGCTCGACCTGCGCGAGGCTTGAGGAGTAGTCCACGCCATTGATGGTCGTGGTCACTGTGGTGGCAACGAACTTAGCCAGGTTGTGGCCCTTTCTTGGTTGTTAGGCGTAGACCTGAACGACAAACTCCGCAGTCAGGTAGACGGTCCCGCCGATCTCGGCCGGGCCGTAATTGCGCATCGAGGTGACGCGCAAGTCTTGGATGGTCCCGCCGAGGGTCCGGTCGGACTCGATGGCGGTCTTGACGCTCGTGGAGCCGGTCGGCTCGCAGTAGGCATCGAGGGTGTTCTGCGCGGTGCGGGCATCGGCCCTGCATGCGATGACCAGGACGGTCAGCTCGTACTCGTCGAGGCCGCGCCTGAACGCCCGGTCGAACGTGACGGTGCCGGGGACGACGACGGCGATCGGCGGGGACACCGACTCGGGGACGGTCGCGGTCGTGCGCAGCCCGGTGATCGTCGCGAGGTTCGCCGCGATGCCGGAGCGGATGCCGCCCATCGTCGTCATGCGGTGCCCGTCATCTTCTTGTACGGATCGAGGAGCACGGCGACGTCGGGATCGACGGCGCGGGTGACGCGGAAGACGCCGATGTCGGATGAGCCTGCGACCCCGAGCGGGCTGCTGGTCCTGGCGAAGATCCTCGACGCCTGGATGACGGCGGCCTGCGTGACGGAGACGGGGACGGCGGGCCAGCCGAACGTGCCGGTGATCCGCACCGTCGCCTCGCCGAGTGCCGCCGGCCACCATGCGGACTTGATCGCCCGCAGCCTGGTCGCGGGCCACGGGAGGCCGTCGGCGCGGCCGTTGAGCGGTTCCAATTGGTAGTCGACGCCGCTCGTCCAGGTGAGGTCGAAGACGTTGTCGGCATTGCTCGAGGACTCGACGAGGGTGGGGACGGCTGCGAGGTCGTCGACCTGCACGACGAGGGCCTCGATCGGTGCGAAGATGCGCGTCGCGGTGACGGTCCCGAAGGTGCGGCCGCAGTAGCCGTCAATCAGCTCGGAGGCGGCGGAGCCAGCCATGGAGACGAGCGAGTCGTCCACGCTGTCGGTGATGCGGAGCGCCGCCTTGATCTGCGCGGTCGATGCGTACAGCGGCATTCGGGCTCCAATCAGTGAGCAGTTCGCGCATGGCCTGCCGGATCGCGGCATCGTCGGCGTGCTGGCGGGTGAGGCGGTCGATGGTCATGTCGAGTGCCTGGACGAGTGCGCGATCATCCATTGATGGTCAGGCCCTCGGTCTCGTAGCGGTGGCCCTCAAGCCGTGGCGTGACCCATGGATTCAGCGAGTGGACGCCGACGCCGAGGCTGCGGATCCTCGCGGCCATCGCCTCGAGGCTGCGGGTCCACAGTCCGTAGTGGAGATGCCCGTCGGGGTCTGGGTAGTCGGCGATCCGCGAGGCGTTGTCGAAGGCTCCGCAGTCCGCGCCCACGAGGACGATGTCCGCCGCGCCCATGTAGGCCGCGAGGTGCATCGCCATGTGCAGGGACGTCGGGCCGACGACGAGCCGATCATCGTCGGTGGGCCAATGAGCTTCTGGGTCAAAGCCCGAGTAGTGCTGGTCGCTGGTCGGGACGAAGACGACGTTCGGCTCGCTGGCGCGGGCAGGGCTCTGATCCTCCGGGGGCAGCTGCTCGACCGTCGGCGTGAATACCAGCAGGTCGGGCCGCAGCACCGCGATGCGGTCGGCGTCCGAGTGATGATGCGCGACCGAGTAGAACCACTCGAGGCCGGCGGTGGTGCCTGCGAAGTTCGTCGCCACGACCGTCTGGCGTGCGAGGAGCCGCGGGGAGATGCTCTGCAATGACGCACCGGAGCCGAGCACCCACACGGTCTCGCCCGCGTGGATGTCCGCGAAGTCGGTCAGTCCCACGAGTTGGCCCTCCTGCGTGCGAGTGACCAGGTGCCCTCGGTCAAGTCTCCAGCGCCTACCTTGCGCTGGTAGTACTCGGCGTTGCTTGCGTAGGTGCGGTTGTTCTGCTCCCCGTAGCCGCTCGCGAGGGTCGACGAGTTGTCGTGATGGATGAGGCCGGCCGGGAGCCGGACGATCGGCACGGTCGGCGTGCAGCGCCGCTCCATGTCGACGTCCTCGAAGTAGCCGGGATGCAAGCCCTCGTCGAACAGGCCGACATCGCGGACGACGTCCTCGCCGATCGCGAACGCGCACCAGGGCTGCGGGCCGCCGTTCAGTACGAGCGTGTCCGGCGCGGCCATCGTCGCGAACTGGCCGAGCGCGCCCGGCGCGAATGTCACGTCGTGATTGACGATCAGCCACCAGGGCGCGAACGGGGTCGCCTTGATGCCGAGGTTCCATGACCCAGCGACGCCGAGGTTGGCCGGCATCTTGATGACCGACGTGCGCTGCACGTGCTCGACGGGCCAGCCCGTCGACGTGTTGAGGGCATTGCCGTTGTCGATGATGACAAGCCGGGCGATCGGGCGGTCGATGGAGTCGAGCATCCGATAGAGGAGCTGCGGGCCGGTGAGGATCGGCACGATGAGGACGGGGATCATGCGAGCGCCTTGAGCGCGGGCCGCCAGTAGGCGTCGAATACAGCGTCGGCGTCGTAGCCTGCCGCGAAGTCGATCGCCTTCTGGGAGCGCTTACGTGGCCGCTCGTAGGCATTGACGAGCGCGCCGACGATGGAGTCCAGCCGCGGGGTCATGAGCCATGATTTCTGCGCGTGGTCCCAGAACGGCTGGCCCTCGACGAGCCACCCGTCGCCGAGCAGCTCGGGCTGCGCGGTCGCATTCGACACGATCGCCGGAGTGCCGCACGCCTGCGCCTCGACCAGTGGGATGCCGAAGCCCTCGCCCATGCTCGGCTGGAGGAGCACGTCCATGCCGCTGTAGCAGGCGGCGAGGACGTTGGCGGGGATGCCCATGCGCCAGACGAACGGGTCGGGGAACACGATCTGCTTCTTGCTGATCCCGCACGATGCGGCGAGCGCGACGAGGTCGATGCCGCCCATCGCGCCATGCGCCTCGGTGTGGCAGTACAGGACCGCGTCGGGGTGCTGCCTGGCGAACATCCCGAAGGCGAGGAATGCCTCGGGGAATGCCTTGCGGTTCGGCACCTGGCCCTTGTTCGCGCTGACCATGCCGACGACGAATGCGTCCTCGGGCACGCCCATGAACTCGCGACCCGTCATCTCGCCGTCCGTCGCGTCGAACGACTGGGTCGGCTTGAAGACCTTGGTGTCGATCGCGTGCGGGACGTAGAGCACGTCCTCGACCCCGGCGTCGATGAGCATCTGCTCGCCGAAGCGCGACATCGCGATCGGCCGAACGTTCGGGCGCTTGCACCACGCGACGACGTCCGGCGGGGCCGGGAAGTGATCGACCGGAACCCACGACGCGATCTGCGGCGCGGTGTCCCAGTTGAGCCCCTTGAAGATCCACGTGTCGTAGAGCGTCACGAGCAGCGGGTCGAGCGTCGGGTTCTGGTGCGCCCACCATTGGAGGTAGGCGGGGATGACGTCATTGGAGTGCAGGTCGAAGCCGCGCGGGAGATGCGGCATTCCCTCCCACGAGGACGTGGTGCCCTCTAGTCCGTAGTTGGAGGCAATGGCGACCGCGTGGCCGTCGGCCTTGAGCCGCCTGACCGCTTGCGCTGTCTGCTGGCCGTAGCCGCTTTCGGCGGTCGGGCTGTTCGAGGCCCAGAGGATGGCCCGTGATGAAGATGGAACCCGTGCCGCAGCAGGAGCTGGCCGAATGGCCCGCTCACGCCGAGCGGGACTCCCTGAACGTCTATTTGCATTGCCCATGTCTCCGGTCTTCCTGTGCGCAGGGTGGAGCCTGGGGGCGCGGCGACCCTGCGCGAGCGCCGCGCCCCCAGACAGTGATGTCCAGCGACGGCTAGGAACCGCCGCCGATGAAGGTCTTGATGTGCGCCGACTGCGGCAGGCCGCCATCGACGCGGAAGATGGCCCGGAAGGTGACGAGGCCATCGGCGAAGGCGTAGTCGTCCGAGCGGTCGAGGCGGATGCCGCCGACCTGACGGACGAGGTACGACTTCAGGTCGCCAGCGATGAGGGACTTCGCCGAGGTCGCGACCGCAGCCATCGAGGGATTCTCGAAGACTGCATAGCCGAGCAGCCGGTCGGGCTGGCCCGCCTGGAGCGACGGCTGCCAGACGTAGGAGCCGTTGCCGTCCTGGAGCTTGCGGGCTGCGGCCATCGCCGTCGCGCCGCCCATGATGCCGAAGCCGGGGAGGCGACGGACTGCGTTGTCGGTGGAGTACACAAGGTCGATCACGTTGTTCGTCGTGAACGCTCCCGAGACGCCGGTGC